GAATCTTTTCTAACTGGTCATTAGAAGAGCGACCAGTTCCAAGCGGTCCTTTTCTCATTCTACGGTGGGGATCAATAGAGAACACTCACTGGCAAGTCGTGAAAGATGTTGTGCGCCTTACGATTATCGTACATATGCCAGTGGAAATAACAGATGACTTTAGTACCTTGGACACAATACTTGATGCTTGCGACAGGCCATTAATTAAAATGTGGGATGTCGTAGGCGAGGATGGATACACCGTTACTTGTGTAACTGTCGGCGGTCGCACACCCGACTTGAAAGATGCTGGCTTTCAAACGATTACAAAGGGTGGTAATTATAACGTACTAGCACGACAGTCATCTGGATTTGAAATTGAAGAGGAACTGCCCGAACATGAAGTATGTCAACAGGTTTGGCACGGTTATGGGCCACCAGAAACAGTCATCGGATCTAAACCAGGCGATTACTATATTGATACAAATACTGGATTACTTTACCAGTTAGGAGGCGAAGTGAAATGGCCTGGGTCGTAGTAGGTTCCATTAAAGGACCGCCCGGTGATATAGGCCCGGCAGGTCCGAAAGGTGAAACCGGAGAAAAAGGTGACACAGGTTCTCAGGGTCCAAAAGGTGACCAAGGTGAACCGGGAGACGTTGGGCCACAAGGGATTCCAGGTGAAGCTGGCGTCGGAATTGAAATTAAAGGTACTCGTCCCGACTATGCAAGTCTTCCAGATGATTTGACACAAAAAGACGCAGGCGCGGCTTATGCTTTGGAAAGCGATGGGAAGCTTTACGTTTGGACGGGCACACAATTTCCCGACGAAGGTGAAGGCTCAGAATTCCGTGGACCACAAGGAGCACAAGGGATTCCAGGCGATAAAGGAGATAAAGGAGATACAGGCGAACGCGGCCCCACAGGTGATACAGGACCAACTGGAGCAGCGGGCGCGAAAGGTGATACAGGAGAACAAGGTTCAACAGGCCAGCGCGGTTCGCTATGGTGGCAGGGTTCTGGCGTGCCTAGCGGAATTGGTGGATCACAACCTGGTGATCTATATATAAACACACAAAATGGCGACATCTATCAATTGAGCTGAAATGACTTGGGACTTAAAGGGAAACGTCAAAGGACCACCCGGTACAAATGGCGCAACTGGAACAGCGGGTTCCCAAGGGCCACAAGGGATTCCGGGCGTAAAAGGCGACAAAGGTGATACGGGAAGTCAAGGGTCACAAGGGATTCAAGGGCCAACCGGACCACAAGGCCCTGCTGGTTCTCCTAATGTTTGGACAGGAAATATGACTCAATTTAATGCGATTTCTCCCAAAAACTCTACAATGGTTTATGTGGTGACACCATGAGTCCAATATGGGTAGGTGATACAAAAGTCGATGGGGTATGGGTCGGCGCTACCAAAGCGACCGCGGTTTACCTTGGGGCACAAAAGGTTTGGCCGGGAGACATCAACAATGATGGTGTCAGTCATAATGGGATTGGGAGTCGTGGCCCTCTTTCATTTAATCATCCAGCAGGTAATCCAGAGAGAAACTGCGTAATCGCTTATGTCCAAACGAAATCCGGCTTAGGAAATGCTGCGCAGGGTTCAGTCACCTATGGTGGCGTACAAATGCAACCAATTGGTGTCGCCGGATTAAATACCAATATGATTTGGGAAGTCTACGGACTAATGAATCCGCTTGCGGGACAACAACAATTCAATGTTCCACAGCGCGGGGCAACCATCCAAATAATAACCGCTGCGGTGATGTCCTTCACCAATGTTGGATCATGGAGTGACCTTGTTGCAGCAGCAGGCAGTGGAACCAGTATTTCACAACCTTACTCGAATGTTGTTGAAGGACAACGACTTTTACATGGATTGACGATTGATCCTTTATTTGAGGGTCAACTTCAAACCTACACTGGCATCCAAGAGCAGTACGTTAGTCGATTCAACAACACCTTTCCCGGTGCCCCTCTCATTATAGGCACGTCATTAATCAACACCACAATTGGTGCCACTTTCCGCGCTCGTTCAAGTAGTTCCGCAAGTAGTTGGGGTCAAACAACTTACCGCACTCATACCGTTAGACTCAATCCGTAAAGAGCAAGAAGGGATTTGAAATGCTAGATGATCTAGATGACTTTCTGGATAGAATACAGCCAGAAGAGGTTATGAAACGAGTAAACGCCGCAACAGATGATTACGAAGGAAAGACGAATCCTGTTGTGCCGCAAGACAGTTGGAAAGAGGATGAACAGGTAGTGAATTTGCCTGCTTCGCCGCCTGATCCTCAGTCGTATTTGCCAGTTGAACACAGAATTGAACCACCGGCACCACAAATTCCTGGTGTTAGGGAGGTAACCTATTCTGCCCCAATGGATTTGGACACTGCTGCTTCAAATTCAAAAGGTCCGTGGGTTCAATACAACGGCGTTGCAACAGTGCGAATTTTGACGCCTAGTGACTGGGCCGCTGCTGGAGTCAAATCCAGTCACTACTGCGAATGGAATTATCTTAACGGAAAACGCTTGCCCCGCAGCATGTTTAGTGACGAAGAGCTCCAATACCTATTACGAGTAGATGGACGGTTCTCTTTGGAGAAGGAATGAATGTAGAATTCTTAGCTCCCAACGTAACGAATCCCGTTGATAGACAACGAGTTTCATCAATGGAGTTGCGGTGCAGGAGTAAGTTACAGGGAATCATAAAGGAATATCCAAGTGGGATAAGGCTTTTGGAGGTTCGCTGTAAAGATAAGTGGTGCGCGGAGCGCGGCGCGGGAATGGTGGTCTTCCACTATTTCAATATCGAGACAGGCGAATTGGATCACACAACGAAATTCCGTGATCCTCGAAAGCCTAAGCAGGACAACGAAACTGTAATCAATACAGAAGGCGAGAAAATCGCCGAGTTTGAAGTCGAGAAGACAGATTACGTCGAGACAGACGGTGTACCTACAATAGTAAACGAATCTTGTTGAAAGGCAAGGGAATACGATGAGTACACCAATTGTAGTTGGTCCCGGTGGGCCAGCAGGCGGCGGCGGCGTTTTAGGTGCTCCCGCTGTTCTGCCCACACCATTACCCTTTGGTATGCGCGATGCGAAAATCTATCCATACTTGGATGCTCAAGGAACTATCTTGGCAGCCAAGGGATTTGACCTCCCTCACGCACAGACATTTAGTTTCGCCGATTCAGAAGACTTTGTTGATTTGCGTGGTGACGACGAATTGGTCGCCACTCACGGAAATGGCGCACAAGTCAACTGGACACTTGAAGCTGGTGGTATTGCTCTAGAATGCTGGGCAATTTTCACCGGCGGTCAAATCATTGAAGAGGGTGTTGCACCAAACAGGACAATTACACTCCGTAAGTGCTCTGATGATGCACGTCCGTATTTCATGGTAGTCGGCCAAATCATGTCTGACTCAGGCGGTTCCGTGACCGGAGTTGTCTACCGTGCAAAATGCAACGCAGACATTTCAGGTCAATTTGCAGACGGCGCATTCTTTGTTACGGCTGCAAACGGAATTGGCCTACCAATTCCGGGCACTCGGTTGCTTTACGATTTGAAGCAGGCCGAGGCACGGACATTCCTTTCCACCAAACCGAAGCCCATTCCGATTATGCCACCGAAAAACTTTGGCACAACGGACATTACAGAGGATTCTGTATCTCTCATTTGGGAGCCAGTTACAGGAGCCGTTGGTTATATTGTTCGATACAGCACCGACGGAGAAACCTGGACAGAAAGGGAATTCGAAGATACTGAGGGTGAAGTTGACGGTTTGACAAAGGGAACGGCATACGTATTCCAAGTAGCCACAAAGGTTGGAACTGATGTGAGCTATTGGAGTAAGGATGTTGTTTATGCCTCAACACTCACTGATGAAGAAGAACCAGCACCAGGCGGCGGCAGTGAGCCAGAGGAACCAGAAGAACCAGAAGAACCGTAAACCGTTGTAACACAACACAATTCAACAAACAGATCGGAGAAGATCAGAGATGACTCAGGTAGAGAACTCTGCCGGGACACCCAAGCCGAATTCCGTTGAGTCAGCGGAAGTTTCGGCAGAGTTTAAATCAGCGGTATCACAGGCGTTCAAAGAAGAGTTTGCCATCACAGAAGCCTGGAAACCCAAGCAGCGCATACGATTTAAAGTCGTTTTGCCAAGCGGCCAGCCGGTACTGTTACAGCATTTAACCACAATGGATTTGCTAGAAGCTGATCTAATTGAGGAAATAGACTTCTTCACAAAGCGGCTATTTCCAGCCAATCTAGATCAGAACGGGAATCCCATTGAGCAAGAAGAAGATTCAGAGGAATTGGATTCAGTTTGGGCTTTGCTAAAGGATGTCAATAAGCGCGCGAGATTCTTTGCACTGCTTAATAAAATCATGGTTGTCGGCTGTGTTCGTCCTCGCATCATAGACGACGGTGTGGAAACACATAAAACAAAGTCGGGCAAAATGGTTGTCAAACTTGGCGTTAAAAAGATTGAGCTACAAGAGGGCCAAGTCCTAGCTAGCGCAATAGATTTCGCGGATAGAATGGCGATTTTTGCTGAGTTGAATAAACCACTCAACGAAATTAAACCTTTTCGCCAAGAGCAGGTTGTTAGTTTGGCAAACGTGGAATCAATGCAAGGCGCTGAGGGTAAGACCAAGTGAGCTATATAACATCGAAAGCCCTTTAGCCGCTTTCTATTTGGACAGGGGAGTGTATTGGTGGGGTAATTTTGTAGAGTCGCGAATGGACGAGGCTGAAAACACCGTGCGTAAGGCAATGCAGAATAGAAAAGGTGTAGAGACTTTCGTCGTTTCGGCTCGAATCTCCACCTATAACAGGCTTTTCGGAATCAATTCCGCCTCTGCCTACAGAGCACCCACCCTAGCTCCTGCCGAAAACATAGCTGAAAGTTCTGATGGTTCAATAGATTTGGGCGTGTTTAATAAGCCGAAAGAAAAAGGCCAATGACCAGTCCTAATTTGGGTGAAGTTTCGGGTCGCGTTCGAATTATTTATGACTCCACAGGCGCGGCAAAAGTCACCAGTGAGATACAGAATTTAAGGACGTATGCCCAAGGCGCACAAGGCGGTTTGGGTGGTCTTTCAACTTCTTTCACAAATTTCGGAAGAGTCGGCGGAGAAGTATCCGGTGCAATTAGGGGCCAATTACAAGGTCTAGTAACATCTTTCGCGACGTTGGGACGAGCGGGCGGCGGGGGATTACACGCTCTCACACAATCATTTAGCTTAATGGGTCGTGGTGTCTCACAAGGACTTCGACAGACAATTGGGTCAATCAACGCATTTCAACCCCAATTCGCTGCTGCCGGAAAGAAATTGGGCGGCACTTTCTCACTCGCATTAGGCGGCGCAATTACCGCTGGCCTTGCCGTTGCAACCGCTGGCGTTGTTGGCCTTTTAGCCGGAATTGGTTACACAATTAATGCCGGTATGAGAAGGCTTGTGGGACTTGATGAAGCAAAGTTTAAACTGAAAGCCCTTGGATACGAGGGTGACAAAGTTAAAGGCATTATGGAGAATGTCAATAATGCCGCTTTGGGTACAGCCTATTCTCTTGACGAAATGGCAACTGCCGCAGGGCAAGCCCTGGCCGCTGGCGTAAAACCGGGTCAAGACCTTGAAAAGTATTTGAAAGGTGTTGCGAGCGCCGCCGCGATTGCCGGTAAAGATTTCCAAGAAATGTCGATGATTTTCAATCGCATTCGCGCACAAGGAAAGATTTCCGGTCAGGAAATTAGCCAACTTGAATACGCTGGTATGGCACCAGCTTCCATGCTTGCTAAGGAACTCGGT